CACAATGAACCGCCCCACCACAGAAGCGTAAGCGGCGAATGGCGGATTGCCGGCCAGATCGACGAACTCGGTCGAATTGGTGACGTTGAACACCTGCGGCGGGGCGTTCGCCTGCACCGCAATGACGAGATTGTTGAACTGGACGAACTGCCATTGAGCGTTCGGATTGAGCGCGATGTAGCCGCCCGTCTTTGAAACGTCGCTCCATGCCAGCGTCGTGTTGTCGAGCAGAAAGAGGCTATCCGAGGTTGCCGCGAAAATCGCAACATCTCCGCCCGGCTTAAGTGCATAGAATGCGCCGCGGCAAACGTCCGGCAACGCCTTCGAGTAAGCCAGAGACGATTTGAACGGTCCGTACCCATCACCTTGCGGCACGACATTCAGGATATTTCTCGTGCTCTGCCCTTCATAGTCGGTGACATCGGGCGTATAGGCACCAAACGGAACGAGCGGCATTATTGTGATGGTCCTTCCGGCTCCCACGCCTCAAGCGACTGCGAAGCGTTTGTCCAGCCTGACAATGGTTTCTGCTTTGCCTGCCATGAGGGCGCTGGTGTTGCGCTTGCTGCCCAGCCCTCTTCTTGCTTGGTAGCACCGTTCCACTGATCCTCATCGAACGGACGCGGGAACCATGCCTCGCGATTCAGTTCGTAGTCTGCAGGATAGCCGGTCGTTACGAGCTTCCCCGCTCCCGCCAAGAACGCGGTGAGAAAGTCAATCGGATTGCCGTCAACAAGATAGCTTCCCGCGGCGAGCGGAATATCGAAATCCATGGTTATCGGATATCCGGTCACGTTATAGGCGCTGGCACTGGCGGCAAGCTCACAGTTGAACGAGATACCAACGCCGCTGACGACGTAACTGCCAGAACCGGACGGCAACTCGATATCGAGCGCGATTGCCTCGCCATCAAGCAGATAAGCGCCAGCGGTGCTCGGTTGAGTGATCGCAAAGCCGGCGGCCGTGCCAGTTAGCTCATATCCCCCCGCTAGTGCCGCAAAGCCCGATGAGAATGCTACCGGCTCCCCATCGATACCGTAGCTGCCCGAGCTTGTGGCGAGAGACACTCCAAGCGTAATACTATCTCCATTGAGATGATAATCACCAGCGTCCGCAATGAGCACCAGCGCACTGGATGCAACATGCGGCCCGCCGCCGAGCGGCAGGATGCCGATTGCGTCAAAGCCGAGCATTTAAACGACCTGCTGTGCTGCCTGAAATAGCACTGCAATTTGATCCGCGATGCCAAGCTCCGTTGCGAGGTCAAGCAGATCGGCATCGTCGCTGCGGACCTCGGTCGCGTAATCCCACTTGATCTTGATCTTGCCGCCCTTGGAATTGATGGCGGTCTCAACAGTATCGAGCAGCCCGGCATTGAGAAGCGCCACGCGCGCCTGATACGGCGAGACAACAATTACCGGCTCCGGCTGCGACTCTACAGCCGGGGCGTACATAACTACATTCGTCCCATCCCACCGTCTCAATCCGGGGTTATCGATAAATTCACGCCACTGGTCTTGCGCGATTTCAATGGTACCATCGGGCGGTGCCGACCAGATGTCGCTCGGGAAAAATGCATCAGGGAAGCCATCTGGCGTGAAACGGGCGTAATAACTAATCATTGTTATTTCCCCCAAGCGAACCAGAAAAATGTAGTAGGCTCGATGTTTCCAGAACCTCCGGTATTATACCTGCCGCGATGAATGAAGGACGTTGTGCTTGCAGAGCTTGCTGATGACGACACAATTACTGTCGCTGCCAATGTTGGGGCTGCTCCGGTCGAGACCACGCCATAACATGCAGTTGGAAACGCTGTTGGGAACGTGACGGTAGGATCGCTGCCAGAAACAGTACCCCACTGAATAATCAAGCCACCGGGGAGAGTGTAATACCCGGCGCTTCCGATGCTCGATGCGCCCATAACCGCATTGAGCAGCTTCCCGTTGCCGTCGAGTTGCGGGACTTGGTTCGCGCCAGTGCCAAGCGGGAGGCGCGCTGTCGGCATAGTACCAGATGTGAACAGGCTTGCGTTGAGTAGGTCTGCCGACAACGCCGTCACATACACGCTCGGCGGCGCCGTAAAATTTACCTTGCTGCCGGTTGAAGACGCAACAACAGTCGTTCGTGCCAGCGTCGTTGTGCCCGATGTATAAGCCCCGAAGCCAACCTCCCACTGCGACAAATCGGTGCTTTGCGCTCGATAGGAATAGATCGTCCCGTTGACCGCGCCCGCGCTGGCGGGCGTCTGATAGCCGGTGATCGCAGCGGAGACGACAAAATCACCTGTGCCACCAGAAGCCGGGTTGAAGCCGCAGGCGTCGAGGAAAGCGGTTGCTGACATCTTAGACCAGCGTGAAGATGCCGTTGGTCGGATCGAGCTTCACAGTGAAGCTATTGCCGTTCGTGAGCGTCAGCGCCGTACCATAATCCCACCAGGCAATGAGCGGATCTGCGGGGCTGGTCGGCGTATCATTGTAGAGAACGGCATAACGGAACGGCCCTATCGACCCGCCTGAAGCTGTGAACGTCACGGGTGAGAGAACCAGCTTGTATGTCCCGGACGTATCGTTGCCGGAAACGAACGCTGCCACGCTGCCACCCGCCGTGTAGCCGTTCCCTGCCGAAATCTCAGTGATGTTCGCGGCAATCGTGTTGGTTGCGACCGGTGCTGTGTTCGTCAGCATAATCTTCAGCGTGTCGCTGTTGAGGTTATGAACCTGCGTCGCCAGATCCAGCACAAAGGAATAGAACTTGTTATAGTCAGCCATGCGCTGCTCCTACGGGGTCACGCTGCCAGTCCGCATTTCGAGCGGTCCAGCATTGAATGCCGATGTCGTGCCAAGATTGTTTAGCCCGTCGATCACGCTCACGAGGCCCGCGGTCCATACCGCAATGCGCTCGTCGTCCTTGATGTACGGAGCGGATTCCAACAGCGCCCCATAAAGGTAGGCGTCGGGCGCGCACGCCAGCAGCCAGTTGGACGGATTCGCGTCAGAGAGCGCCGGGACGACCTTCCGGTAAATCATTTCGATCGTGTAGGCTGCGTCTGGCGTCGGGATCAGTTCGATCTCGTCACCAAACACAGTGAAGTACCTCGGCATCCCCCGAACATCGGCCGTCGCCTGCCGATATTCATCAGCCTGCACCCCACTCCTGAAATCCAGCCTTGGCTTTCCCGAAACACTCGAAAGCCGAACTCGTCGCATGGACTGAAAATCAGACGGCAGCGAAATGTATTCCGGCTCATCGCTGTCAGCGAGAACGAGTGCCGTTGCGCGTTGCTCCATCTGCCGGACAAACAGGCTACGATTGAACTTCGCCTCTGCAAGACGGATGAATGTCGGGATTTTGTCAGCCAGATCGTTCCGGGCGAGATAATCCGTAATCTCGGCCTTGAGAGAGGTGTAGCTGTCGAACGACATCAGCTTCCAAATCCCATGAAGCTCTGCACATGGGCACTATCCGTGCGCAAATAGGCCCATTCCGGGTCTTTCAGCTTACGTTCGACCAGCGCATCCATTTCAGGCCCGAACAGCCGGATCGTGGTGTTGCCACGCGCCCATTCCTCGTTGAGCCAGCGCGTCATGATGACGTTCGGAATGCTGGCGACATGCCTGCCCCAATCGCTTTTTTGTTCGACTGAGCGAAGACGCCTGTTGTTGTCGAGGATGTCGCCAACGTCCTGCACATTCTCAACGATCATGTTGCCTTGATCGAAGTGAAAGCGCGTTTCCATCAGCCCAGCTCCGACACCGACAGGCTGCCAGCGGCCCCTGCCTGAAGCACCGCGATCTTCTGGCCGGGCGAAACTGTCAGATAGTCCACCCACCCGGCTGGGAGCAGCGCATCACTCGCCGTCGCAGTCGGTGTACCATCACCGATCTTGAAGTAAGCGGGCTGGTCACCAGCTGCGATGCGAATGTGATAGGTTTGCGAGCCGAACGCGGCCGACGCCTGAGACGTGCCGCTGAGCGTGAAAGCGGCGGTCGAGATAATCCGCTTTGACTGATGCATCACGACACCAGAATGTCTGCAAAGAACGTGGTGGGGACAGTACCCGAGCCGGCACCGTCGGACGCGAACTCGATCTTGTCGTCTTCATTGACAAGATTTGCACCGGTCGGGATGACCGTATCCACGTCACCCGCCGCTGCGGCGGTGAACGCAATAGTCCATGCTCCGCCGCCAACGGCAACGCCGTTAATCTTCGACGTGATGGCCGTGTCAGCCGTCGTAACCGCTGCATCGATGATCGAGCCAAGCTTGATGATCTTTCCGCGGGTCGGCGCGGCCGTAAACGCGCTGCCCGCCGTGGACGAATCCGCCATATGAGCGAACACGCGAATGATGTTTAGTGGTCGATTGAGAGGAAGTGCCATTGAAGCCTCCAAATGAAAAAGGCGGCTCCGGAGAGCCGCCCTGTTGATGCTGATGTGTGAGGCTTACGCCGTGGTGCAGTCGAAGACGCCGCCCGACGCCTTCTCATTGCGAGCGACGAGCGCATACTCCGTCACGACCGCGCGGCGCTCGGAATCGCCGGTACGAGCCAGCGGGATCGAGAGCATGTTGCGGCCCTTGAGCGGAGCCATAGCCCACTTGTCCATTTCCAGAACAAGCACGTCGCGAGCGCGCTGGAAGCGGTTCGCCACCACTTTCAACCTGCCGAAATCGGATTCGTAGGCGTCAACCGCCGCCACGATCTTTTTCGACTTGGCGTCCTCAGTCGGAGTTGCGCGACCCGTGAAGGTCGAGAACACCTGTTTGTTGAAGGCGCCCACCATGATGGTCCCCGGATTGCCGCC